TTGCGATACTTTCGCATATTCCACCACATTTCAAAGTCTTCAGCGAGGGTTAATGAGGGCATTCTGTGTCTCCTGTGTGGGTCTGTCGTTAATAATTGGGGGGATAATCAGTTCTGGGTCTGCACAACCCATTACACAATTTTTTTTGTTGCTCAAATTCAGTCTCTGTGCGACATCCTCGGAAGTTACGCACCCTGGTAGCACCATTGCTACCAGGGCACTGAGGAGGAGGAGTCGATTAATCTTCATTTGCCGCTACCACATACTTGCCAAAGCGATCAAAGAACTCTTTAAAGTGCTTGAGCTTGTTAGCCTCAAACGGCAGGTTGTAGTTGCTGATTGCAGTCCTTGCACCCATAACAGTCATCTCCGTTGGGAAGAAGTCCATCATAAAGCGGAAGAAGTTGTCTGCAAGTCCGTGCCACTTCTTGCTGTCCTTTTTGCCGAACTTGTCATAAGCATCTTTGAGCTCGTAGCACATTCCAATTGTGAGAGCATACTGAGCACTGATCTCTTTGATCTTGCACTCCTTGACCTTACCAGCCAGGATATCCTCAGGCTGTGGCATATCTTTGGCAACCTTGCGGTGTGCCATAAACTTGATTGCGATGCCTTCGCCAACACAACCGCTGACCAAGTCAGTAAGTTCGTTGTCAGTGATCTCGTCCTGCAAGAACTCGCTTACAAAACTCCAGCTTCTGGGAGTAGCAAACGAACGTCCGCTAGAGCGAGGATCAAAGTCACAAAGGTCACTCTTTGCAAAGGATACATAACCAACCACATCCTCATGGATACGGTTAGTAACTGCCCAGTCTAACCAGCTCTCAAAATCTACACGCACTTCCAAGTGCACAAACCTGTTAGCAAGCGGAGTAGGCATACGGTAGGTAACGCCCTTATCTGACTCACGGTTACCAGCAGCAACAATCACAACATTGTCAGGCAACTTGTATTGTCCAATGCGACGGTTAAGGATCAACTGGTAAGCGGCTGCTTGCACACCAGGAGCGGCACTGTTCATTTCGTCCAAGAACAAGATAATAGTGTCGTTGTCTGTTGCCTGCTCTTCAGTGGGAAGATCGCTGGGAGGAAGCCACTGCATCTGTCCAGTTTGCACATTAGGAACAGGATAGCCACGCAAGTCAGTAGGCTCAAAAAGTGCAACACGCAGATCAATTAGCAGGGTCTTGCCCAGATACTCTTTGTCTGCAATCTGTTGCATGAGATCGCTCTTGCCTACGCCTGGCAGTCCCCAAAGGAACACTGGCCGCTTGAGCTTGAAGGAACGAACGATACGCTGTTCTGCTTCCTGGATAGTAACTGTTCTTGCGTCAACTTCTGACATTCCTAAAACTCCTCAGTTTCAATTTATAATTCATAATAGCACAATTGTACTATCTGTCAACCAGTTTAGGCTACTTGCCTTGCTCCATTCTTTACACATGTGCGCCAAAATTCACGGGCTTCTTCAGGCAACATATCAGCTTGGATGCCTAGATGTCCGTCATTATCCTGTTCAACGAAAACTAAAGTTCCGTCTGTCCAAGGCCTAAACCTGGTTACAGTGTTGGTTTTGGTATTTTTAAGTGTAAACATTGTTGCTCCTCATTTCCTATATATACACAATAGCACAGAATAGCAGATTGTCTACCAGAAATCATAAAAAAAGAGGACTTAATGTCCTCTTATTCCATTATAAGGAACTGTTGTTCGCTGTGTATAATATCGGCTAGTATAAGGGCTTGGGAAAGTATGGCACATGGTAAATTGAGCGGCATCACTAGAGCTGTCAAAACGAATATCTGCCCCTTCGTCGTTCCAGCGTAGATTCCAGTGAACATCCATTTCTCCAAAGTTCTTTTCCATTAGTTCTAAGAACTCTGTGCGAATTATTTTGTATGCTACAGTAATGTCTGCATTCTTTTCGTGTAGCTCATAGTCAAAATACACACTTACTAGATGCTTCCACTTGGGATCATCTAAATTTTTACTACGTCTTAGTTCGAACTTTGTTTCCATCTAAAAACCTCTGAAAGTCTGTGTGTAATGATGCCCAAAAATATGTTTGCTCATCAAATAATATAATTCTGGGCCAGCGTCCTTTTTGTACATAATAAGGTACTTGTAACTGTTTATCCAAATCTAATAGAAATTTATAGTTAACTTCTATATGTCCAGCATCGTCCCAGAGTTTTATGTCATATGATTTAAGATCTATATCATCCAACAGACATCTAAGACCTTGTTCAGTTAACCGTAATCCACCGTCAGATCTCACGTTTTGCCAAAAGAACACCATTTCTGTGCCCTTGGGTATCCGGGTATGTTCTACATTTTTTAGAAAAACGTTTGTATATTCTTGCTTACTTCTCATTCTCTGGGTAAACGGTAACTCCACTACTTAAAAGAACTACAGTAAAGTCTTCAGTTTGAAATTTAACATTTAATTTCTTGCAGAGATTAATAGCGTGTCCTGGATTACTAAAACTAACCTTTTTGTATTTGGGACCAGGATAGTTAGTAAGTATGTTATGACTTTTTAAATTAATGGGCTTATTCTCATAGAATACACTCCATATTCCGTCACTTGCTAAAACCTGATCTGCTTTATACTCAGTTTTGTCTACTTTTTCTAATAGTACGTTTGGTTTAGGTCTACTCATCTTAATTCCAGTAATATACTAACATAATTATTTATCTTAGTATATAATGGTGTCAAAATGAATCGGACTGTATCTCTATGTCTATAACGTTATTTTCCTGTAACTCTATAATTCTTGCCTGTAGATCCACTGTATATGCAAGCAAATTCTGGTATTCACGTGCTATGCCCTGTGCTTCTGCTTTAGGAACTGTAATATTATCTGTGTTGGTACCAGCACATCTGGCAACAAACATTTCCAGATTACCAAAATTAGGTCTTTTCATGTCTTCCAGCTCGGGGATGTGCCAGTCTTAACTGCTCTTGCATCTCAAATTTAGTCTTGTAAGGACCTTCAAACTGATTGCGTGTGAGTGTGATCAGTTTAGGACAATAGGACTTCATCCAACCGTTGTCAAAATTTATAATATAATATCCTGCACAGTGAAAGCTCTGACTCTTGGGAGTTTTTGTGTAAAGTGGTAACTTGCGTTTTACATCAAAGATTTCATTATGTGGTTGTGTTTTACAAGGATATCCATGCACATCAAACTCGCCTTTGGTTTCCTGCTTTTTTGTCTCTACAAGATTACTAAAACTAATCTTTGCTTTTTCTGCTAGGGACTGTTCATCAGGAAAGGTAGCGTGTTTGTTGTTTACAGTAAGTACAAAGTTTTTGCCGCGACGAAGCGTTCCTACCTTTTCGCCGTTCTTTTCTACAATCCAAAACTTGTCTGGTACAATAGGTTTAGCCTGGAACATTGTACCCTCGTTGTAACCATTCAGCATATTTTGTTGCATCTTCAGCAATCCTATTCAGTTCATACTTACCACAGAACTTCAGGAACTTAGCACCCACCATCTTGTTTGTTTTAGGTTCCATTTGTTCACGCATTGTTGTATCGATATATTCTTTCAGTTCTGTGGGTTGTGCAGTAAGATCCACCAGTGTCCTGTTACGCTCGTAATCATCTAACACACGGTGCTCTTCACCGTTGTGGTCTGTCCACCTTTGCAACATCATGTTATTCCAGTTAAAGCCTTTGCTGTTGCGATCTTCAAAAGCCTCAATAAGTCCTACTTTGTTTTTGGTACCTTTTTTACGCACACCCGGATATGCACTAAACACATTATCACTTGTGTCGCCACGCATACACTTCTCAAATAGTAACCACTCAGGATCAGGAGCAGCCTTGGGCTCGCCTGTCTTCTTGTCTTTTACTGGCTTGCCATAGTCGTCCACAATACCTTCCAAGGACATCATATGATTTTGAATACCATTGTACTGTTTTACATTGGGTGCTATTAGTTGTGCAAAGTCACTATCGGAACTTACAATAACATGCTGATCATCAGGATGCATATCGATCCAACGAGCAATAATATCATCTGCTTCTGCAATATCACAACGCAGAACACTGCAATTTGCACTGTCCTTGAGAAATGTTGTCATATCATCATAGGTATCCCAGAATAACTGATCCTCTTCCTGCTGTTGTTCAGTAAGTGCCTCGCGAGCAACCTTGCGATTCTTTTTGTAAGGCTCGTAATAGTCTTTGCGCCAACTACGACCTTCTAGTGCAAATACAACATGATTAGCACCAGCAATACGCCAGGCCTTGTTAACCGCACTCATAGTAACATGCATAGCAAAGCCCAATCGGGTCCACTGATCCATGCCGCGATGTGCTACATGCCTTGCTCTAAAGAATGTATTAGCAGTATCTACCAACAGGTATGTTGTCATCATTTAACTCGTTTAGGTTTCTCAGGATATACTCTTTTCTTAACTCTAACTATATTACTACTGTTTGTAACATTTGTCAACCTAGGCAGGAGATATTTTGCCCATGCTGTATGTGCGTCCTCTCCGTAATGAAGTCCCATGTTCACAGTTTCAAAACCCTGAGCCCTTAACCAATGCCAGTATGTGCCTGCTTGTTTATAGGGATCGATGTAACAATTGTCCCAGTTTTCCTGGTTTTCTATGTTACCAAAATGATTATAGCTATTAAAGAAAAGGTGTTTGATTTCCTTTTCTTGTAGTAACTTATGTAATTTAAATATTGCTGTATGCCACTGATGTTCTTTTTCTATTAGAACTTCCCTGGTTTGTTCTGTTACCCATTGTTTATAATAATCCTGTAAACCCTCTGGTAATTGATCTGTTCCACTTGCTGTTACCTGAAATTGATTATCTTCATATTCCCATTCTTCACGCTCCCAGGTAC